TCCAGGCGGAAGTGCTGCTCAAGTCGGTTCTGCGGACTGGCACGGCTGACAACGACATCAACCCGGTGAAGTCGATGGGCTTGCTGGCCGAAGGCCAAGCGAACCTCTCGCGTATCACCTCCACCACCGCTTGGTGGATCCAGACTGACGCCCCAGAAGGGCTGAAGCTGATGATGCGTCGTGGCCTTGAGAAGTCCATGGAAGGCGACTTTGAAACCGACAGCATGCGCTACAAGGCCACCGAGCGTTATACGTTTGGCTGGACTGATCCGCGCGGCGTGTACGGCACGGCTGGCGTGTAACCCTTTACGGGAACTAGCCCAGAATGGAGAAGGGGGCTGTTGCCCCCTTTTCTTTGTCTGTGCTATGGCTTCAACAACATCAAAGGATGCTGTTTATGCCATACAAAATAGACGTTATGGGGATTTACAAGATTGTAAATAAAGCAACCGGGCAATGTTATGTTGGGCAATCCCAAAGAGCCAAAAAACGACTGAAAGAGCATTTCAGGCTTTTGCGATGGAACAAGCATACTAATCAAAAACTTCAAAATGCTTACAACAAATATGGCGCTGAAAATTTTTATGGCTCAATAGAAGTTGAATGCCAAAATGTTGCTGATTTAGATCAACTTGAAAATGCATTTTTAACTGGAAATGCATGGTTTGAGGAAAAAACAGTTTACAATATTGCTGATTTTGCGAAGGCTCCCATGAGGGGGAAAAACCACAGCGAAGAAGTAAAAGAGCGCATCCGGCTTGGCCGTAGGGCGTCAACCTTTGATTTCAAAAGCGAAGAATACAGAAAAACTCTGTCTGATGCACAAATGGCTCGCCATCACTCGGACCCGAAATTTATTGCCAAGATAAAGTTTATCGTGGAAAACCCTGACTTATCCTATGCGGAACGGGCAAAACGTTTAAGTGCTGATACTAGTGCTGTCCGACGGCTTGCTCTTAAATATCAACATCTGAAAGGAGTTCTGTGATGGCTCAAACTCGTTTTTCCGGTCCGGTCCGGTCTGACAACGGCTTTATTGGCGCAGTTACCGGCGACATCACCGGCAATGTGACGGGCGACATCTTCGCGACCAATCAGGCTTTGTCTGGCGCTGGCGCGGTTAATCTCACCGACATGCTCACCTCGTTGACCACTACGGGTGCGGCCCAGGCTTTGACGCTGGCCAATGGCACTACTGGTCAGATCAAGATCATCAGCCATGTGGTTGACGGCGGTTCTGCCGTTCTCACGCCGACCACGAAGATTGGCTTCACGACCATCACCTTCACCAATGTGGGTGATAGCGCGACCCTCGTTTACACGGCTGCCGGCTGGGCGATTATTGGTATCAGCGGCGCGGTTGCGGCCTAATAGGAGGTCGCAATGGCTGATACAGTCTCCTCACAGACGATCCTTGATGGTGAACGGCTGTTCATAGGCAAGTTTACTTGCATTAGTGACGGCACCGGGGAAACTGCTGTTGTAAAAATTGACGTATCAACGCTGACCCGAAATGCTTTTGGTTTTGCCTGTAATGGGATCAAGATCAATAAAATTTGGGGTGCCAATCATGGCCTCAACATTCGCATTTTGTTTGATGCGACTGCTGATACATTTGCGTGGATGATCCCTCAAAACAGCAATTACCTCATGGATTTCTCTTCGTTTGGCGGCATCCCCAGTAATGCGGGCGCCGGCGTAACGGGGGACGTTCTTTTCACCACAACTGATGCTACTGCGGGCGACAGTTATGCTGTCGTCATTGAGGGCATTAAAACCTACGCCACCTCTTAACGGGGGTGGCGTATGGAACTGATGGTGTGGAATACGGTCCTGTCTTTGGTGATCGGTATCATCAGTTGGGTGCTGCGGGATAAGGCGGCTGAATTAGCGCGCGTAACGATCCTGCTGAACAAGACCCGCGAGGAAGTTGCCAAGGAATATGTGACCAAGGTTGAGGTCCACGCCGATATTAATCGTGTGATGAACCGCCTTGAAGTGCTAGACGCAAAGCTTGATCGGCTGATCGAGAGCAACCGAGTGAGAGGGATTTAACATGGGCAAGACGCTCAAATATGTTTCTGAGTTCAGCTTCCCCTCTGACAAGGGGTATTCTGGCTCTGCCGGCAAGACGATGGTCAAGGGGTACGCCCGTGGCGGATCCTGTGGGCCAATGAAGAAGGCCGATGGCGGCATGGTGGATGATCCCCGCCGCCCAATGATGGACCGCACAGTTGGTGAATACATCAACGCCGTTAACCGCGAGCGGGCCATGGAACGGGCAATGAAGTTGGAGGAACGCCAAAGATTGTTTGGGGGCCCTTTAACTATTGATGAAGCGCGTGCCATTTTTGGCCCTGGGGAAATATCCAATGCAGAGCGCAGGGCAATGGAACAACGCGCCCCGCGCCGGATTTCTCAGGGTTTGCGTTCTCCATCTGCCGAAATGGCCCGTGAGCGGGCTATTATGGGCGAGGATGCGGGTTACAAGAAGGGTGGCATGGCAATGCGTAAGCAGTACCCGACCAACAACGGCAAGCCTATGATCAGCGGCCCCAAGGCGGCGCCGGCGCCCAAGGCGGACATGCTTTACAGCAAGAAGGAGGTTAATGCGAAGAACCTGCTTCGTGACGGTAAGGCACCTGCGCTGCCCCATGCAAAAGGTTCGGTGAACATGGCCAAGGGTGGCGCTGCCAAGGTGGGCAAAGTCATGCGCGAGTTTAAGGCTGGCGAGCTGCACTCTGGCAGTAAGTCTGGGCCCGTCGTGAAGAGCCGCAAGCAGGCCATTGCAATCGGCCTGTCTGAGGCTCGCAGGGGCAAGAAGTAAAACTTGGCATTTGGTTTGCGGTGAATTATAGTTTGCCGCAAACCTACCGGGGCAAGCTGAAGCAGCGGCCAACGCTTTTATAGCGGAGAACGCATGGCCTATTCGGGTAGCATAAGTGGCACGACATTCAATGCCTTGAGGGTGGTTGATCATGCCTTCAGGCGTTGCCGTTTGCCTGCCCAGGCAATCACGGCCGAAATGCAGTCCTATGCGCTGGACAGCCTCTATCTGATGCTTTCCGAGTTGGCGAACATCAAGACGCCCAGCTGGTGCATCGAAAAGCTGATCTTGCCGATGTATGAGAACCAGCCGATCGTCACGCTGCCCATTGGCACAGTTGAGGTGCTGAACCTCAACTACCGGACCCTGCAATTGCTCTCGGGCGCGACCACAACGACTTCCACCAGCTACACGGTAAATTTCACCGATGACACGGTGGTGAATACTGTGGGCGTGGAATGGAACGGCGTTGCCCCGACATTGACCTTCCAGGTCAGCAATGACGGCGTTACCTGGACGACTGTTGGCACCCAGACGACTGCCGCGGTTGCCGGGGATATCACCTGGACGGATATCGCGGTTGGCCTGCCATATCAGTATTTCCGGATCACGGCGCCAACCACCATCAATTACACGGCGATCACGCTGGGCAATCTGCCGCAGGAAATACCGCTTGGGCAGTTGAACCGCGACAGCTATGTGAACCAGAGCAACAAGGTGTTTCCTGGCCGGCCGAGCAACTACTACTTCCTGCGTGATCTGCCTGAGCCAGTCGTCTACCTCTGGCCGGCGCCGTTCAGCGCCGCGGAGCAGGCGCAGCTGGTTCTGTGGCGCCACCGGCAGATCATGGACACCGAGAACCTCCAGCAGGAGGTTGAGGTGCCCCAGCGTTGGCTGGAGGCCATTGTGAACGGCTTGGCGGCTAAGGTGGCGGCAGAAACCCCGGCGGTGGATGTGAACCTTATCCCGGTGCTGGAGCAGCGTGCGGCGATCACGGTGCAACGGGCCTGGGATGGGGACAATGATGGTTCCCCCATCCAGATCAATCCTGGCATTCGGGCCTACACGGCATGAGTAATGCCAAGTTCCTTGACCCTACCGGTCAATCTACCTACGGCATTGGCATTTGCGGTCGCTGCTCGCGTAAGATGTTCCTTGCGGAGCTTATGCCGGACCCCAACTATCCTGGCCTGATGGTGTGTGAGGCTGACCGGGATCAGTATGATCCCTATCGCCTTGCGCCTCGGCCGCCGGATCAGATTGTGTTGCCGTTCAATCGGCCTGATACTCCGATTAACACGCGGCCTGCTGGGGTGATCCAAGAGCAGGGTGATGAGTTCTTCATTACCGAAAACGGCGACGGTTATCTGGAGTTCTAAATGTCTGTACCCAGCAATCTGATCCCGACCCGCATTACGCAGCTTCCCGTCGCGCCTGTGGCCGACGAGAACAGCCTGATGATGATTGTCTACCAGGGCAACAATTATCAAATTCGGGTGGGTGATCTTCTTAGCGTCGCTGGGGTGCCGATTACTCGTCAGGTTATTGCCGGCACTGGCATGACTGGCGGCGGCCAGCTTAGCTCCAATGTGACGTTGAGCATTGCGCCGGGTGGCGTTGGCTCTACTGAGCTTGCCAATTCTGGGGTAACTGCGGGGGTCTACGGGACGGCCACGAATATCCCGGTATTCACGATTGACGCCAAGGGGCGCGTTACCTCGGCGACCACGGTTCCGGCGACCATTAGCGGATATGTGCCAGATACTCGGCAGGTCATTGCCGGCACGGGCTTGAACGGCGGTGGCCAGCTTAGCGCAAATGTCACGCTCAATGCCGACTTGAGCAGCGCCACTCCATTGGCGGTGTTCCAGTCTGGCGATGCCGGCACTTCGACGGATATTGCCCGTGCGGATCACAGGCACCCGGCGATCGACCTAAGCTCTGACGACGAGGTTGACGGGATACTTGGCCTGAATAGCGGCGGCACTGCCCGCAGCATTGTGGCCACTCCTGGCGCCGTGGTGTGGTCTGGGGCCGATGGCCTTTATGTGAGTGCTGTTGGTGCGGCTGGTCAGGTTTTGGTTTCTGGCGGCACTGGAGCGCCCACCTGGGGCTCTGCGCTGATTGTATCTGATCAGGCTGCAAATGTGGTCTATGCTGGCCCGACAAGCGGGCCTAATGCTCCCACGTCCTTCCGGCTTTTGGTTACTGATGATTTGCCTGCTTCTGGCGTAAGTGCCGGGACGTATGGTTCATCTACGACCATCCCTGTTTTCACGGTAAATGCTAAAGGGCAAATTACCTCTGTTACCAACACTGCGATTTCCAATGTTGTCACATCCTTTGCGGGTGGCACGACGGGGTTGACGCCGGCAACCACGACCACCGGGGCTGTCACCCTTGGTGGTACTCTTGTCGTGGCCAATGGTGGCACCGGCGCAAACACCCTTACGGGCTATGTGAAGGGGTCTGGTACCAGCGCGCTGACTGCGTCTGCCACCATCCCCAATACCGACATCACCGGCCTCGGCACGATGTCTACGCAGAATGCGTCTTCCGTCGCGATTACCGGCGGGACCGTAAATGGCACGTCAATTGGCGCGACCACGCCGGCTGCGGGGACGTTTACCTCTGTGGGGATGACGAGCGGCACGATTACGACTGCGCCATCTTCCGGCAATGACATCGTCAATAAGACCTATGCCGATTCTATTGCGGCGGGCATCAATTTTCACCAGTCTTGCCGTTTGGCTACGACTGCCGCGCTTCCAAGCTGCACATACAACAATGGCGTTTCTGGGGTTGGCGCGACGCTTACTGCTACGGCGAATGGCGCCCTGTCGGTTGATAGCACTGCGGTGGCGGCGGCCAATCGCATCTTGGTCAAGAACCAAGTCAATCAAGCCCACAATGGCGTTTATGTCGTCACCCAAACTGGCAGCGCGGGTGCGCCGTTTATTCTGACCAGGGCGACTGATTTTGACACTGCCG